CGACCCCGAGACACCGCAGGGCGTCATGATTACGGCAGAGGTCGAGGCGCGTGACGCCGTGGCCCGCAACAACGCTACTCTTGCCAACCAGATCAACCCGGATCTTGCCGGTGGTGTATTCCTTGACGCGATATGGTCGTTGACCAGGGGCACCCGCCGAAGTGCAACGCGATCGTTAATCACTGGCGCGGTCCTTGGCGGTCAGTCTGGCACCATCGTTCCCGCTGGGTCGCTGGCGTCCGTTGAAACAGAGGGCGACCTGTTCCGCACAACTGGGGCCGTGGTTATCGGCGCAGGCGGAACCGTGACAGCCAACCTCGAATCGGTGGAGACTGGCCCAATCCCGTGCGGGGCAGGCCAGCTTGTCAACGTCGCTACGTCCGTTCTCGGATGGGAGACGATCACAAACCCATCTGCCTCCGTTCTGGGTCGCACAGAAGAAACAGACATTTCAGCCCGCAGGCGTAGGCGACAGACACTGGCTTTGCAGGGAGTGGCGTTGCCTGAGGCCATAGTGTCACGCGTGTATGCAGTCGATGACGTTCGCAGTGTCGTTTTCCGCGAGAACATTACTAGCACAAATCAAACGATTGATGGTGTGCTCATGATCCCACACTCTATTTTTGTAGGAGTCTTTGGGGGCACAGATGAAGATGTCGCCAGGGCCCTGCTAGAGACGAAAAGTCTAGGCGCGGGTTGGAATGGCAATACGACAGTCAGCATATTCGAAGAGTACAGCGAACAGACTTATGATGTCACTTTTGACCGACCGGATTCGATCGATATTTTCGTCAGAGTTACGGCTGTATACAACGGAGTAGACGCGGCCACAATAGTACCAGCTGCTATACAGGATTACGCCGATGGAGAGTTGGAGGGGGAAGACGGTTTTGTCATCGGAGGAGACATAAATCCGTTTGAAATCGCCGGTGCAATCAATCAGGTTGAGCCGCGCATATTTGTCACGCTTGTCGAGTTGTCAACTGATGGCGCTACATTTTCCACGGCTCCTATCGCCATATCTATCGAGAAGATAGGCGCACTTGCAACCGTACAGGTTATTCCGGTGTAGCGATGTCAACAGTCCAAACGTTTGACTATAGCGTAGACCTGTTAAGCGCGTTGCTTTGGCAGCACGACAACGCCGAGGCGCTCAAGACGATCATACAGCGGAAGCAGGATTGGTATAACGACAATCAGCGTGATTTTTGGGCGTCTTGGTACGATAACGTTTTCAATCTGGACACGGCCAACGACTTCGGACTTGCGGTGTGGGCGCGGATATTGGACGTACCACTAGCGGTTGAGGTCCCATCGTCTAAGACCAAGGACGCTTTCGGATTCGGCATAAACCACAAAAATTTCGGCAACGGGAACTTTGCGAGAGGGACATCGGGCGAGATACCATTGACCATAGATCAACGCCGCCTTGTGCTGAAACTGCGGTATTTCCAGCTTGTCAGCCGAGGCTCAGTGACAGAGATCAACGAGTGGTTGGCGGCACTTTTCGGAGATCAGGGACGAGTCTTTGTGGTTGACTCGCTTGATATGACATTCGCCACATATTTTTTCAGTTTCGAACCTGACGCGCATTTGCGGTTTATCCTAGAGAACTATGATCTTTTGCCGCGTCCTGCCGCTGTAGGTGTGCGATATCAAATTCAATTCAAGCCATCTTTCGGTTTTGGTGTTAACCACCTTAACTTTGAAAACGGAAACTTTGGAGATTAATTATGGCTAAATTTTTTAAAACGCCTTTCGCCTTGGCCGGGAACAAAACAACTGTCCCCGAATCCGTCCAGCCGGATGGAAGCATCAGCTACACTGAGGGGTGGGGGCCAGACTACGAACTAGCCAACACTGAACCTGATTACAAGCCGATCAGCCGTGAGCAGACCAACCAGATGTTCAACGACGTCACCTCCGCGCTGTACGAAGCGCAAATTAACGGCGTATCGGCTTGGTCTGCCGATGGGTCAGGCCTGTATCCAATCTATGCCATCGTCCGTCACAACGACCTGTTGTGGATGTCCACCGCCGCAACAAACGCGACCGAGCCAGGCGCGGTCGGTGCGACCTGGAACGACATTACCGGACTTGTGGACCTCGACCAATACGCCCGCCTTGACACTTTGCAATTGTGGACGCGACCGCAGTCGATGGCAGAAACGTCATTGACGTATGCGGCGTCGGTGTCGTGGGACTTCGCCACAGCCCAGACCGCACGACTGACCTTGACCGGCGACGCCACGATTGCCAACCCGCTGAACATCCCCGCATCCCGCCGGGGCCAGTACAGCTTGCTTGTTGTGCAAGACGCAGTTGGCGGGTGGACGCTGTCTTTTGGGTCCGCATTCCTGCCGGGCGCAACGGGCGGGACGCTCCCCGAAATTGCGACCGACCCCAATGCCGTCACGCTGCTGGTATTCGAGACTGATGGCACGTTCATCTATTCCGGCGGGGGCGCGTAACCATGCCCATACTGCATAGGTCATCTGGCTTTTTTGCCAAAAAGCTCGGCAACTGGTTCGGCGATGGAACGGACGGGGACATTCGCATCACCAGCGCCGGAGCCGAGCAGTCCTTTACCGGCGGCGTGACATGGTCGACCATCCCCGGATGGGTGTTGGTCGGCTCGGTCGTGTCCATCCCGTCCGTGCAGGACGGCGACATGGTCGTGGTCAACGCGCGGGGCATGACGATTGACACCGGCTACACGTTGACCGTGGCCAACAGGTGCCGAGGACTGATCGTGTACGGCACGGGCAACGGTGATTTTGGTGGGCCGGTATCCATGACGGGATGCGGATGCCACGCCAACCCGGCCGACGCCATGGTCACGGACGATACGCCGGTTGCTCCCGGAGACGGACATGCCGTGCCGGAGGATGGCATTACCATCCGCCGCCTGGCGATCGGGGGCACCGACACTGACGAGGCGACCGACCTGTTCCATGGCTGCGGGACCGCCGCCGTCGCATCCGAGGCGCATCAGCCCCCCGTGCGAGGCAATGGGTATGTGATCAAGGTCCCGCGCACAGGTGGTCCGGGCGGTGTCGCCGCTCCGGGAGACGGCCCCTCCGGAGGGACCGTCGAAAACGGTACGGGCGGCGGCGGAGCGGGCGCGTCGGCACCCTCGGGCCTGGCCAATGATGGCGTGGCCGGGACGTGTTTTGGGGGAGGGCCCGGCTCCGGTGGCCAGGGGCGCAACAGCGTCCAGCCAGAGGCGGCGGCTCCTGCACCGTATGGCGGCCGGGGTGGCCTCGGGACCAATGACGGGCAATATTCCGGTGGCGGCGCGGGCAACCCCGGCGGCGATGGCGGGTCGACGCTGGATGGCGGCAACCTGTCCACGTTTGCCGGAGAGTCCGGCTGCGGCGGGTTTTTGCTGTTGATCTTCCGGGGCAACCTGACCGTGGCCGTAGGCGTGGCGTTCACGGCGTGTGGCAAGCTGGGCGGCACGGGCACAAACGTTGAGACGTCGGGCGGCAGCTCCGGCGGCGGATTTGTTTGCATCCTGTACGCGGGACAGCTCAACGGCACGGTGACAGGCGACGTGACCGGTGGGGCATCTCCTGATGCGACGGTCTACAAGGGCGGTCCAGGAGGCCCGGGCTCTTTCGTCCTGCGCAAAATCAACAGATAGAGGATACATCATGCAAAATTATCGTTACAACGACGGGACCACGGGCGCGGCCCGGCAGGTCACCCACAACGGCCAGGTCTACCCGGCCCACTATCTTTCCCAGCGCCCGGCCGAGACCGAGGCCGAGTGGATCGCCCGCATCGGCGCCATCGGCGTCGTGCCGGTGCGCATCGAGGCGTGGGCCGGTGACCCCAACACTCAGGACAAGGGCGACGGCGTAGAGGCCATGACCGACGGCTGGCTGGTCATCAGTTGGCCCAACGCCGTGGACAAGGTCCCCGTCTGGTCCACGGCCACGCGCGAGCGCATGTACATCCTGCCGGGCGCGGACCTGCCGCCGGGCTACACCTCTTTGGAGCCTGTGGACGAGGTTTACTCGTCCTGGGGCGGGGGGGCGTGGGAGTACAACACCAGCCTCCGAGCCACGCACGTGCGCGCAGATCGTGACCAGCGGTTGACCGACTGTGATTGGACACAGCTGCCCGACTCTCCGCTGGACGAGACTGCGAGCGCGGCCTGGGTGGCGTACCGGCAGGAGCTGCGGAACGTCCCCGGCCAGGCCGGATTCCCCACGAATATCAAC